TTAAGCGTGTTTCTTAACATTAGCTCCCCCTGTTCCTCCAGTCTGAGAGGTAGAGGATTTCCCCTTGTCACTATCACTTTCTAATGCCTTCATTTCAAGAATTCCTTCTATTTTATTTTTCTCCTTAACACTGAGTTTCCTATATAAAGATATAATGTTTATCTCATCATTAGTAAATTGCTCCTGATCTGGTTCTCCATATTTCACAGTTGAATCAGAGACTAATAGATCAGAATTATCTGATATAGGATAATTACCTATAATTAACCAATCTAATGAAATATTAAAGTTTTGCTTGATAGATTCAAGTGTATCAACAGATGGTTTATTTTTATCTTTCTCAATTTCACTCAATCTACCTTGAGAAATCCCAATAACCTTTGAAAATTGAACTTGTGTAAGCTTATTATCTTTTCTTAATTTTTGTATTCGTTTACCTATACTCATAGTTTTTAACAGCTCCTAAATATCCTATACAGAATAAAATATCCTAAAATGATATATTTTTTATTGACGATATCCTATATCGGATATATAATGTTGATAAATGGTTAATAACTTATCCATAATTATATCAAAATATGAATGCATGAAACATATATGTTGTGTAAATATTATTTTCATGATGAATGATTTTCATAGACAAGCCCAGTCGGGAGACAAAAGGCAGTAAGAGCCTGCATAAATAATGAGTGGAAATCACATTAAGAAGTAATCATCACTACATAGCATATTAAGTATTCAGAGCCAGCCCAGTCGGGAGACGCAAGACAGTAAAAGCCTGTATAGATTGGTGAGAAAATAACGAATGAATGAAAGGAAGTGAATCAGTGGCTGAAATAGAACTAATGGAAATACACGAAAAATGTACATTTCCGATGACGAGACAAACTATTGCTTTCTTGTTAGAAAAAGTGCCAGACAAAGAAGCATGGGAAAAAGAACTAAGAAAAAGAACGCGATTATCTAAAAAGAAATATCAAGCATTTCTTGATGGCGAACCACTTACGATTCAAGAGATAAATAGATTAGGTCGTTACCTAAGAAGATGTGACAAATGGCAATATATTAACAAGTACAAAGCCGTACCACAAAAGGATACGACTAAGGCTAAATTAAGAATTATTTACTAGAATTACGTTTGACTTGTGAAGTATACCATTCAAAACGATTTTGATTTCTATCGATAATATTTTCTTTGCGAAATGTATCAAGAAGTTCTCCGTACATTCTTGGCGAGATAGGACTCCATTGAAATGTATTATCGTAGAAAATCCAAACATGAGGATAATGACAGTAGATTGAATTATCATATGCAAGATCTAATTGATAGCAAAACCTTCTTTCGTAGATATTTTCAAGAACTGTGTTTGGAATATTTACAGCCATTAGTTCTACTTTATAAAAGTCAGAAGTTAGATAAAGTCGATTGGCATGAACAAGTTTAAAATATTCTGCTGACATATATCTATTTATTATATCTAAAGTTTCGTTTGGTAATACATGGTTATACTCGTTTAGTGCAGTATTTAGAATCATATAGTAATCGTAATAAATATCAGTATTTAACTCTTTTAAATCAGCAAAACCAAGATAGTATGACTTTTTCCTCGGCATAAGCAACACCCCCTTTCTCCCATCATTCTACAATTATTGGAAAGGGATTACAAATCAATAGAAAGGAGTTGATACCTTGAAGCATGGCAAAAGACCAACACGAAGACAAAAGGACGTAATCACATCAAAGGGCCTGAACCATGACGAGTGGTTAGTGGTCAAAGATTGCTCAGAAGTCTTCGAAATTGTTCACAGAGAATCAAAAGAAATAAGAACATTTGAGAGATAGAAAGGAGTTATCTATGGCAACTGAAAGAAAAACTAACAGCCTGACTGCTTATGGTCGGCTAGTAAAATCTAAACTTCTTGATAATGATGATATGGATCAAGTGAAATTAGCAAAAAGAGTAGGCGTTCATCCAGTATATTTATCAAGAATGCTCAGAGGTGAGCGAGCAGGTAAAAAATATATACCAGCGATTAACGCAGAGCTAGGTATAAGCACGGAGAGTATGAGCATACGAAAGGTGGTGTAAAGAAGCATGGCAAACGAAATGACGTATAAGGGAATGACTGATGAACGTATCAGTAAGTTTTATGGGCCATCAGTAGAAGTAACTGAAAAAGATATTGCCCTCTTCCATAGTAATCGTTTTGAACAAATCAATGAAACAGTTCAACAATTTGAAAAGAGAGTTGAGGTTCTCAAAGATGAAATCAAAGCATTCATGACTGTGAAAGGCGCAGAATTATTAACACTAGAACAAATACTTCAAGTCATGTACAAAGAATGTGGTGTTTCAGAAGACAGGATGGAAACGCAAAGGGGCAACCTTTTAGAGGTAGAAAGTGCTTAAAAATAAAAAGAGATTATTTTATCGTCCGAGAAAAGAAAAATGAGTGCATCACTTGGCGGTAATCACTCATAAATCTTGACATAAAATAAGCTCTTTCCCCTAGTATATCATGACAAATCAAAGGAATAAAGGGGGACAATATGACAACATGGTTAACAGTCGGAGAGGTTGCAAATCTCTATAATCTGACAGAGAGAACAATACGATCACGAATTTCAGACAATACTTTCGAAGGAAGTTATCAAGAGACTATTGGTGGGAATAACCGAAAAGCATATGAAATAAATCTTGCTTCTCTCCCTCTACCACTACAACAAAAGTACTACATGAAAAGTATAGTTAAGGAAACAGCTGAAGTAGGACGTTCAAAAGCACCATACACGTTAGGTGAACTTAAGGAACTTCATGGTCTAGCATTTGAGAAGTACTTGGCTAAAGCCCTTCATCAGCGCAGTGCTGTACTTGAATTTATGGCATTAGAAAACGGTGAAAAGGCTCATGGTGTAGCAGAAATCTGTGACCGCTATAACTTTAGTGATCGTGCATTATACAGATATAAGAAAGAATATGAAAAACATGGTCTGATAGGACTCTTTAAGAAACCACGAAAAGATAAGGGAAACTCCACCCTTTCAGCAGATGGAATCAGATATATTCGAGGATGTTTTCTTCAACCTATGCGACCTAAGATATCACATGTTTACAAGATGTATATCAAAGAAGCTGAAAAACAGGGTTGGAAAATGGTATCACAAGATACGATATATCGTGAAATACAGCGTATACCCGATGCATTAAAATGTTTAGCCCGTGAAGGTCTAAAGGATTATAACGCAGGTTATGCCCCTCAAATTACACGTAGTTATGAAGACTTAATGGTTAATGAATACTGGGTAGGTGATGGTCATACCATAGCCCTATGGATACCAGAAGCGAATAATGTTAAAAGATATACCTTTAGTGCATGGATGGACATGAGAACCAAGGCTCTGGTCGGCTGGTGTATAGCCCAAAACTCTAATTCAAGAGTTATAGCCGCAGCACTAAGAAGCGGTATTATGCGTTATGGTTTACCCGCTACTTGTTACATGGATAATGGTAAGGATTACAAGAGTGGTCATCTAAATGCAGATACTAGAGACGATTTTACAGATGAATACCAAGGTATTTTTAAGATGTTAAACATCGGTACTAAGTTTGCTATTCCTTATAACGCTAAGGCTAAGCCTATAGAAAGATTCTTTCAGACATTTAGTTCTGAACTCAGCAGATATTTGCCGGGCTTTTGTGGTGAAACCATAGAAGAGCGGCCCCATAATCTAAATAAGAAAGAGCTTTTTATAAAGGGACTTAGCATCCTACAGGTAAGCGAAGCGATTGAGGGCTATATAGAAGCCTATAATAACCGTCCTCATAGTGCGTTAGGTGGGAAGTCGCCAATAGAAGTGATGAAAGCAACCCCACTTATCAGACAAGATACAGTCACAGAGGAAGAACTAGATTACCTTATGATGCCAGCAGGAAAAGCTAAGATTCTAGCGAGTGGTATCAATAAGTTCAAGACAATTTACTGGGATGATGCACTTATACCATATGTAGGTAGAACCTGTACTCTTCGTTATGATCCTAACAAGATTGGTGAGATATACATCTACATGGATGGTCGTCTGCTCTGTAAGGCTAAGAACAAGGAACTACTGACCATGAATGCGACAGAAGATGACGTTAAACGATGGTCTAAGCTACAGGCTCAGGCAAGAAAAGCAACGAGAGAAGCTATTCAGTCATATGAAGTTACAGAAGATGAAGTCCGTAGAGCTATGTTAGAAGATTACGTTAGTGATGAACTGATTACATCCATGCTGACACCTAAGAATACCACACCAGTAAATAAGTCAAACGTCGTAAAGATGACTAAAAGTACAGCTAAGAGTATAGAAAAGAAAACATTTGATGAAGAAGAGAAAGTAGAAAACCGCGTGGATATGTTCAAGCAAGCTGGCGAAAAACTGCTTGCAGTTAAGTAGGTTACAAGGGAGGAATATAGATGGCAAAAAAAACGAATGAAGAACTTAGATTATTTGTTAAGAATCTTATTGATAATGGAGCAAAACAAACAGAAGTAGGTAAAGAGCTAGGTGTCAGTCGCTCGCAAATTCATAAATTTATTAACGGTGGTAATGTATCAGAGGAATTTCTTGAACAGGTTGAACTTATGTATCAGAAACATGATAACTATGTGAGTCCACTCCAAATGAAGGTCGAAGATTTAGAGTTTATTAAAACAGAAGATGCTACCAGTATTCTTGGTATGTTAGCATTCACCGAAGAAATGAACGGTTTTGGTACTGTCTTAGGTAATGCTGGTACAGGCAAGACAGAAACAGTACAGCACTATGTAAATGAACTTTCAACAAATGCTGTCTACATAAGATGTAACTGCCTTATGGCGACAAGAGATATTATGAAGGCTATCGGTAAAGCTTGTGGGATCATGTTGCATTTATCCTCAAAAGCCGAAATGTTTAACGACCTAGTAGAGCATTTAATCGCTCACCCTAAGATGCTTATCTTTGATGAAATTGACCAGATTATGCCTAACAGAAATATTAACAAGATTGAGACTATCAGAAATCTACATGACATTATAAAGGACTATGGTAATTCTATCGTCCTCGTAGGATCACTGGCAGTAGAACATCAACTTAAAAAGCGTGGTGTATCAGAAAACTACGGTCAAATAGATAGCCGTATCGACTACATGTATAAGACTCAGGGACTTCAAGAAAGTGAGTTAATCGGCATTATATCAAGATTCAATATAAGTGAACAGGCACAAATGGAAGTCGTAAATATTATCCATAAGACAACTAAAGGTGGTATCAGACGACTCACCAAGATTCTTAAAAAGTGCGTAGACCTTGCAAGTCTAAAGGATGGTCATATTACGAAAGATATTGTAAGAGAAGCGACACAAATCATGATGATTTAGTGAAGATTATTCGCAAGATAAATGGCGGAGGTGCTTATGGAAAACTTTAAGAACTTGAACGAACTATTAAATATCGCTGTTAACAGCGTAGTGGCAGGTCTTGAAACAAGAGAGCATGTGGTAAAAGTCATATGTGACTACGTAGATAAAGAATTTTGTGACAAGAAAGTCACATCTGAACTCGTCAGTAGCTTAATCGTCAAACTTAATAAATATCAAAAGGACGCTTTAGAAGCTGAGGAACTAAAAAAGTTAGATGAAACATTTAGTATTAACATACATTTTGAAGACAGTGAGCAGACAGCTCACTCAGAGGGAGGAAATGAAAATGGTAAGAAAGAGATTAGTGAAAGAACTTGTGCTTAAGTCATGGGATGATGTAGACAATAACCTTAAAGCAATCATGGTTGATGAAACACAGGTAGAAAAATTAGAAGGTGAAATGAACAGAAAGATAGCCGATATTAAAGCACGATACAAAGAAAAAATTGACCCGATCAAAAAGGAAATCAAGGAAAATGAAAAGAACATCCGCGAGTTTGTAGAAGAAAACAAAGACAATATGAATGGTAAGAAATCAAGAGTACTGACTCATGGTCAAGTAGGTTTTAGAAAGAGTACCAAAGTTGATACACCAAAAAAGATGATACCATCAATCATTGAAAAACTAAAGCGTAGAAAAATGGATAACTGTATCAATACAAAAGAAACTATCAACAAAGAGGAGCTTAAGAAATATCCTGCTGACATAGTTATAGAGGTTGGCGCAAGTATTGTCGTAGATGACACCTTCTTCTATGAACCTGATCGTGACAGTATTCCTGATTAGGTTGTAGTTATGGGTGCAGCCAAAAGACAAAGCATGCCTCAAATCAAAACGATTTGGGGCCTTGCTAAAGGGATAGGCTTAGAAAAGGACAGATTGTATGACATCATAGAAGCCATAACTGGGAAACGAAGTATGACCCAGTGTACAGGAACGGAGTTAAACAAAGTAGTATTACGGCTTGGTCGTTACAAAGATGGTCAAGGCAGTGATCCTAATAAGGCGTCAAAAGAGCAAATTTGGAAGATTGGAGAGCTTGAAAAAGAACTTGGGTGGTCAGATAACCCAGCACGCTTACTGGGCTTTATGAAGAAATATTCGCATGTCGAACGCATAGAATGACTTGAGAAGTGGCAAGCGCATAACTTGATTGAGGCTCTTAAAAAGATGGTTGAGAAGATGGAGGTTTCAGATGGAAATTAGATTTTGTTTTGAGGTGGATGAAAAAGCTGGCGCGGCGATTGATGCGACTGATGGTTCATTAGCACCAGCATATGTACAAATGAAAACAGAGTTTAAGGATTCTGCTGAAGATATGAAGGACGAAAATAGTGAAGACTATCAAGCATGGCATCAAGCTATGCAGAAGATGATAGCAGACAACTTGCGTTTACCAGCAGAATTGTTAAAACCTATTTCTAATGCGGAATATGATTTGAATAACGAGGAGGTGCAAGATGCAGTACCTAGCTTATGATAAAAAGAATGATGTGCTTTATGGTGATGGTGAAATACTCCTCTATCCTAGGGGCGATATACAGAGTTTAGATGAACGTAATCGAATTCGTGGAAGTTTGAATACACTCAAAGTCACAATCTTCAAAGAAACTGGATTTGTCGGTACTTATGAAAAAGGTAAAAATCTTAAGACACCAATTTTTCATAAAGATCTTGTTGAGTACAAAACCATGTTGGCAGTGATTGAGCGTGATGAATATTATCAATCCTATTACATGGAGTTTGTTGGACATAACAGTGGTGCTGCTAGGCGGTATCTAACAAAAGGCATTGAAAAAGATATTATCCGTATTGGCAATACAAATCACCTAGAGATTAGAACTATGCTGGAGGAAATGAATTATGAATAATGAGATTACAACAGACACTAGAGAAAAGCCTAACAAGAAATTGACTGGTATTATCCTAGGATATGAAGATGGATCAATGGAATATATCGAAGATGGTCGTGTGGTCGTAACACAATTATTTACTAACGAAGATGACTTGACTATGGATAGACATATTTTGAATGGTGACAGATCAACTGATGTCCTTTTTAACTATGGTATGAGATATGCATTGAAGGAAGATGGGTGGTTGAAGTGAGAAACCTAGTTCATAATACGATTCAACTGAAGGCATGTATTAAAACTGAGTTGAAAAGAGAGCTTAGTAAACTGAATAGCACGTTAGAACTCATGCCTAAAGAAATGTTTGATAATGCAATTAGTAAGGCTGGCACATTAGAACTAAGCGAGGTTCTACAATTAATGACAAGTTTAAAGATAGCTAAAGATTTTAATAACAATTTGGATAATACAGCGATAGATAAAATTAAAGAATGTGTAAAGAAAGGAGCTAACTAAGATGGACAAGATTAAGCAAGCAGCACTTAACGCAGGTATTAAAATCATAGATTATAACCTAGAGTTCTCACCTGCTCTATCAAAGAGCTATTCGGATATAATTTATATTATTTGCCACCATGACGTGTGGCAAGGTGGCACGATGAAAGATATCCATAGAGATCACAAAGTAAATAATGGCTATCGTGGTACTGGTTATCACGCACGCTTTCCATCAACGGGAGGCATTGAACTTGGTCGGCCTCATAGTATGATTGGTGGTCACTGTAAACAGCAGAAAATGAACTATGAATCAATCGGCCTTGTGTGGGAAGGTAACCTTGATGTAACTCAGATGACCGTACCACAGCTAAGTGATAGTACAAAGTTCCTTGCTGAATATGTTAAGTTAACAGGTCAGCCGATTGATAAGATTTTACCTCATAATCATTTTGCGGATAAGAGTTGTCCAGGGGCAAACTTCCCTATGAAGAAACTTAAAGATATCGTACAAGAGCGGATTAATGTAAGTGAACATTTAGCTGCACCATGGGCTATTGATGCACAGGAATTTGTGACAACAAAACAGGTTAATGGTGTGAGTCTATCAGATGGGACTCGCCCCTTTGAACCAGTAACACGGCAAGAACAATGGCTGATGATGGAACGCCTTTATGAACTCATAATGAATGACATCATTGATATGTTTAAGCGGTAATTGATTAGAAGTTTAGGAGGCTGCCGATGAATGATAAGTGGATTGATGAGCTTTCAGAAGACATGATCCCCAAAACCTATAAAGCCTTGGTTGAAGTGATCGGCATAAGAAAGTTTATAGAGTTATGTGATGCGATTGGTGGAACGACCATATACTTCCCCAAAGGCGAAAGTGTTGTACGTCCAATCCGTGACAGACTCATACGTGAAGAGTTTAATGGAAATAATTACAATGAATTGGCTTTAAAATACAACTTGTCAGAACGCTGGGTTAGAGATATAATTAACCCCAACGAAGTTGACGGACAAATGAATATCTTGGAGTTATTTTGTGAAGTAAATTCTTGAAGTACTTCATCTGTAACATTCACAGAAAAATTGAGAGAATACCAGTAAGACAATAGTCTACTGGTATTTTTTTATGCCTAGACTCAAGAAAAATCAATAATTTGAGGGGGATTAACAATGAACGTAATAATGAGTATCGCAAGTGCCGATTTATCCACCGCTTTAAACTCGGCAGTAACAAATGTAGCAGTAGCGCTTATCAGTGCATTAAGTGCTGTAGCCATCTACTACATCAATAAACTGATCGCGAAGCTGAAGACTGAAACAAAGATGATTGAGGATGACCAACAACGAAAGCTGCTCAATGATGCTATCGACCGTCTACAATCGATATCTTACACCACGGTATCTGCGATTGAGCAGACTGCTGGCAGCGCAATAAGGAAAGCTGATTTATCAGCTGAAGATAAAGCCAAGCAGTTAAATGAACTCTCTATTAAGGCGTGTAATGAAATTTGGAAAACACTTGAATATGAATATCAAGAAGCACTCCAAAAATCAATTGGTGACTTAGACATCTACATGGTCAATGTGATTGAAGATAGTGTTCGAAGAGTCAAAAACGAAGCGAAGTGATGGTGACAATATGACAATTACAGCAATCAATATAGCAACAGCACAAACAAGTAGCATGATGTCCACTACACTTGATGGCATCCTAGCAGGGTTCTTACCCAGTGTCGTTATCGGGGTAATTGGATGGTTCATAGTCAAGATGATTAAGGACATCGACAAGCGCATCGATGCAAACACTGAAAAGATTGATTGTGTTGATGAAAAGTTGACTGAAAGGATTAACGAGGTTGAAAAGAACCTCACTGATCATAAAGAACAAATACACAGAGAGTTTGTATCCAAAGACGATTATGTCCAAGCAATTAGCAGTATGCAAAAGAAGCTAGACACAATCATGGATTATGTAGTCAAGTTAACTGAAAAAGTTTCGATTAAGGGAGATTAGAAGATGACTGAAAATGAAATTAAACTAAGCGTTCAAGCGAACGACTTCAAAAGAACCAATGGCATTGTAGTAAGAACTATAGCAGCTCTTTATCCTGTGAACTTCTTTGAGTTTCACGATATTGAAGCAGCAGTCAAATCAAGAAACATTGACAAGGAAGAGCTTAAGACCAGCATTGATTATCTTGAAGGCCAAGGATATATAGAAGTACGCCACATAGGAACTAAAAAGCCAGTACGATTCTGTGATCTTGATGATGAAGATGTTGAGATTAAACTTTCAAGCAAAGGTACACTCGTTGTCCTCTCCATTGAAAAAGATGCTGGCATCGATATATAAGGATGTAGCTTATGGGGGAACAACGGCAACGCACAAGAATAAAAAGTAAAATTGACCTGTTGTCACCTGAAGCAAAAGAAGCAGTTGATATGTTGCTACTTGATCCTAGTTATACCTATCAGGATATATCCATTTGGTTACGACAGAAGCATGAAGTATTGATTAGTAAAAGCTCTATCGGTCGTTATGCCCTGCGGACTAACAAGGTGAAAGAGCGACTTCAAGAAGCTCAATTTCAAACAGATCAACTGGTCAAAATGATAAAAGCCAATCCTAATGAGGACTATACAGATGCAGCCATGCAGATGTTTATGGCTGGCCTTACTGAAAAGATTGCCTATGCTCAAGATGAATGGGAAGACATGGAGCTTGATAAAGCTGGTCGTTTACTTGTTTCTATTGCTAGAGCAGATACTTATAAACGTAAAGCCATCCATGACATGAAGAAAAAAGCAGAACATGCTTTCAATGAATTAGAAGATCAGCTGATGGCTTTAATCAAATCAGATAAGTCCCTAGCTGAAAAGCTAAAAGCAGTACTTAACGAAGCGAGAGAAAAGGTGTTATCAGATGATTAATATTAATGACATCATAAACGAACTAGATCAGACGAGTGAAGAAGAAATCTTAAGAGTCAGTACAGAGTATCAGGAAGAAAAGTTTCTTGAATACGTTCAAAAAGGCAGTAACTTCCCTGAAGAACGTGACCGACTCGCTGAAGCGTTCAATCGTGGAGAGTTGCTTACAGGCCCTAAAGGGCTTAGAAAACAATTAGCAGCTTTTGACCTAGCTTACTTTGCTCAGGCTTACCTTCCTCATTACTTCAAGCGAGAATCACCTGAGTTTCATAAGGAACTAGATCATCTATGGTTTGCTTCAGTAATGAAAGAAATCAATCCATACATGTCTGCTAAAGAAATCAACACACTAGAAGGTCGTTTTCGTGCAATCGCTGCCCCACGTGGTCATGCCAAAAGTACGAATGTGACATTCAAAGACACATTACACGCCATTGTTTATGAGTATAAGCATTATGTCATTATTCTTTCAGATAGTAGTGATCAGGCAGAAGGTTTCCTTTCTGACATTAAGACAGAGCTTGAAGATAATGAAGCTTTTGCTGAAGACTTCGGTGTATTAAAAGGCAATAAGGTATGGAAAAACAACGTCATCTTAACATCTACTGATATTAAAGTCGATGCTATCGGCTCGGGTAAGAAGATACGTGGTCGACGACATAGAGCATGGCGACCTGACTTAATCGTTCTTGATGATATTGAGAATGATGAAAATGTAAGAACATCTGACCAGCGTAAGAAATTAGAAAACTGGTATTACAAGGCAGTCTCTAAAGCTGGCGATACTTACACAGATATTTTCTACATTGGAACTATTCTTCATTTTGATTCACTTCTAGTTAAGGTACTGAATAATCCTGAGTACAAGAACGTTGTATATAGGGGGATTATCAGTGAAGCGGTAAACCAAGAGTTATGGGATGTGTGGGAAAGCATCTACACGGACTTAACCAATGATGATAGACAAGAAGACGCTAAAGCATTCTACGAAGTTAATAAAGAAGAAATGCTTGAAGGTACTAAAGTACTTTGGGAAGAAAAGCTCTCGTATTACAAACTTATGAAACTTAAGGTTTCTGAGGGTGAAGCAGCATTCAACTCAGAGATTCAGAATAACCCTGTTGACCCTTCTACATGTACCTTTAATGAAGAATGGCTAGATTTTTATGATGATGCAGGTAGACCTATTTTAGACTTTAGTGAAAGCCAGTATGTGATTGTTGGTTCTCTTGATCCATCACTTGGTAAGACAGATAAATCTGATACCAGTGCAATCATAGTACTTATGAAAGACCTTAACACTGGTTATATGTATGTAGCTGAAGCCAGCATCGAAAAACGGAAAGCTGACGTAATCATCGAGGATGCATTAGAATCATCCAAGCGAATGAAACGAGATCACAAGAAAGCTTATCACATGTTCGGTGTCGAGACAGTTCAGTTCCAGTACTTCTTTAAGGATGTACTTGCAGAAAAAAGCAGGCTTTGTGGCGAATACTTGCCTATTGAAGAGATTAACTCTCTTCAGAACAAACGAATTAGAATCGAAAGTTTACAACCTTTTATCAAGAATGGCTACTTGAAATTTAGCCGTAGGCACAAGACATTAGTTAAGCAAATTCTTGACTATCCTCATGGTAATGATGATGGCCCCGATGCATTAGAAATGGCTGTCAGATTAGCACTAACGGTAAAAGGCTCTAAAGGTACAGAATATAAATCAGTTGCATCACGTTCCATTAGATTTAGACGTGGTGCCTATTAGGAGGTGGAACAGTGAAATTACCCTTTATCGGCAAGAACAAGCAAGTAAAACGTAAGCCAACAGAAGAACAGATTGCCACTAGAACTGTACATGATAAATACTCCACCTATCCATCTAATGGTCTAACACCACAGAGGTTAGCAACCATTTTAAAAGAAGCAGATACAGGTGACATCAGTCGTCAAATGGAACTCTTTGAGGAAATGGAAGAAAAGGACTTGCATCTTTTCTCTCAGCTTCAGACACGTAAGAATGCAGTAACAGGATTGGACTTTGAAATCATTGCCTTTTCTGATGATGACAGAGACAAAAAAATTGCTGACTTTGTTGAAGAGCAATTGAAGGCCATTGACAGTATTGAAGATATCTTCACTGATCTATTAGATGCCATCGGTAAAGGTATCGCCGTTAGTGAGATTATGTGGGCTTTTAGAGATGGACACCATGTTGTAGATGAAATCAACTGGGTGCATCAAAAGAAGTTCTTATTCGATGATGATGATAACTTTAAGATCGTAACAGATGAAGAGCCAATGGGCAGGTTACTTCCTGAGAATAAATTTATCATTCATAAGTACAAAGCTAAAAGTGGTCATCCCTCTCGTGCTGGTATCTTAAGAATCGCTGCTTGGATGTATCTATTCAAGAATTACAGCATGAAAGACTGGGTCGCATTCTGTGAAGTTTACGGTATGCCCCTTCGTCTTGGTAAGTATGATCCTAATGCTTCAGAGGATGAAAAGAACAAACTCATGGAAGCACTTATCAGAATCGGTACAGATGCTGCTGGTATCGTGCCAGATAATTCAACTATTGAATTTATCGAGAGTGCTAAGGGTACGACATCTGAGATTTATAAGCTCTTATCTGAATTTTGTAATTCAGAAATCAGCAAAGCTATACTCGGTCAAACCCTTACATCAGACACAGGTGGTGGCTCTTTAGCACAAGGTAAGGTTCATAACGAAGTTAGACATGATCTAACGGTTGCAGACTGTAAGGCCTTAGCTTCTACACTTAAGCGGTACTTGATTAAACCTTTAGTGTTATTCAACTTTGGTGAAACAAGACGTTTACCAAGTATTGTATTTGATTGTAAGGAAGAAGAAGACCTTAACACACAGGCTGATATTTATGACAAGTTTATCAATAAGCTTGGAATGCCAGTCTCGAAAAATCACTTGTATAAGAAATTTGGTATCCCAGTTCCAGACGATGACGAAGATGTGGTGACATCACCAGTACTTCAGCAATCACAAATGGCACTGAAGAACAACATGATCATGATGGCCCATAAAACTTCTTCAGGTGAAAATGAAATGGCAGCCATTACAAAACATAATGCGTCCTATCAGAAAAAGGTAGATGATCTTACGGATGTCAGCCTTGATTTATCAGAGGATATATTCGACAAGATGATTAAGCCGATTATGGAACTTGTGAATAAAGTGGATTCCCTTGAAGAAATCAATGAAATACTTCAAAGCGAAGAAGCTGTTGAAAAACTCCTTGGTGATATGCATGTTGAAGACTTTGAAGACCTGCTTCAAAAGGTCATGGTTTATGGTGATGCACTTGGAAGGATGAAGGAAAATGAAAGAGTCGTTTAATTTACTTCATGAACCCCTTGCCTTTGAAGAAGCCATTGAATACTTTGGTGAAAAGTTCATTTTGACCTCTAAAGAGTTTTACAATTTGGCAGATGAATATAGAGGTCAAGCCTTTACAGTAGCACGTTATAGTGAAGCTGGTGTCCTTAACAAGTTCTATGAAGCACTGGACAAAGGCCTTAAAGAAGGTACAGACATTAACACCTTCAGAAATGAAATGAATGGCTTCCTAAAGAACAAGGGCTACAAAGGTATTACAAATTATCAGGCGGATAATATCTTCAGAACCAACATTCAGACGGCGTACTCTGTAGGACATCACAAACAAATGACTGACCCAGCTGTTACGAAATTAAGACCCTACTGGCTCTATGATGCGGTAGATGATAATCATACAAGGCTCACCCATCGAGCCATGAACCGCAAGGTATTTGCTTTTGATAACCCAATTTGGGACATGTGGTATCCGCCTAATGGTTTCAAATGTCGATGTGGTGTTATCACCTTAAGTGAAAGGCAAGTAAAACAGATGGGACTTAAGGTACTTGATAAAGCACCAAAAGCAGCAGTGATTAAGGGCATTCATGTAAATGTGTATCCTGATAGGAACTTCAGCACCAACCCTGCAAAACATGCCTTTAAACCTGATGTTTCAAAGTTTCCTGAACCACTTCAGAAGGCATATAAGAATCAAATATCAAAAAACGCTTAAAATTGCGTTCTAAGATAGAGTACTTAAACAACATGGATAATGGGACTAGAAATCAAAAAGACATGCGTTATCACGCGCGATAACGCACAAATAAAAGCATATTTACTTTTAAAAGGATGGTGAAACAAGAATGAAAGGATTAATACTGATAGCAAACTCAGCTACAGTTGATGGTGTACCATCACAAATCAAATTCCTACCTATGGGTCTTGTGACAAGTTTGGAGGGTGACTTTAATGTTGATAATGAAAGTTTCGAATCCATGGACAAGATTATTAAAAAGAGAGGTTTAGACATCGTCATTGACTATGAACATCAAACCTTAAAAGATGTACAAGCCCCTGCTGCTGGATGGGTCAAAGCTATTCATAAGACAGATGAAGCACTTGTTGCTGATGTTGAGTGGACTGATAAGGCTAAGGAATACCTCAAGAATAAAGAATATCAGTACATATCGCCAGTCGTACTTGTAAGAAAGGAAGATAGGAAGGCTCTAGTCCTTCACTCTATCGCTCTTACAAATACACCAGCTGTAGACGGTATGTTCAAAGTAGTTAATAAGATGGCTTCTGGTGAAGTTGATCTTAAGGAATATGATGAAGACTCTAAAGGAGGAAATGAAATGGAACTAAGTGTATTAATTAAGCTATTAGGACTTAAAGAGGATGCAACAGAAGCTGAAGTAAAGGCAGCCATTGAAGCATTACAAAAGAAGAAAGATGATGAGGATGCAAAAGTTGAGATTGTAGCGAACAAGACAATCACTGGACTTTTAAAATTGCCTGAGAATGCCAAAACAGAAGATGTAGTAACAGAGATCATGTCGCTGAAGAACTCACAAAAGAAAGAGTCAGTAGATGAATTGGTTCAGTTAGCTCTTAGTCAAGGCAAGATTACAGCTGACCAACAAGACTGGGCAAAAGAATACGCTGAAAGTGATCCTAAGGGATTCCAAGTATTTGTTAACAAAGCTGTTCAAGTTGTACCAATGGACAAAGTTGATACAAGCGACAGTAAAAAGAAAAAGGATGATGGCTTTGACCCAGTCGTAATGAAAAACATGGACATTAGCGCAGAAGATTATGAAAAGTATGGAAAGGATGAGTAAACATGTTGGAATCAGGACGTAACACATTAGAAGTAAAAGGCGAATATATTATTCTCCCAGTGAAAGCGAACACAGAAATTCATGAGGGCGCTTTAGTTATGATTGATGCAGGTTATGCCATTCCTGCTAAAAAAGGTACAGGTTTAATTGTCGGTGGTAGAGCTGAAGAATATGTGGACAACACTGGTGCAGGTGGTTCAAATGGTGCTAAGAGCATCCGTGTTAAACGTGGAGTTTTCCTACTTGAAAATGATACAACTAATCCAGTTGGTATCGAACATGTATTAAAGGACTGCTACGCGTTTGATGATGACACCGTAACATCACTAGAAACAGATGCATCAAAAGCTGGGAAAATACTTGGGTTTTCTGGTTCACAAGTAATTGTAGATACAACTAATTAAGGAGGATTATCATGATTGTAAATAGACATAATGTACAAGCAGTATCAAACGGTTTAAAGACCACTTATAACAAAGCTTTTGATAAGGCTGAAACAAATTGGCAAAAGGTTGCTACTGAAATTCCATCGATGACAGCTGCTGAAACATATACATGGTTTGGCAGATTACCAAGAATGCGTGAGTGGATTGGTGACAGAGAGATTCAAAACCTTTCACAAGGTGATTACACTATTCGAAATAAAGATTTTGAGATGACTATTTCTGTTGGTAGAAATGAGATTGAAGATGATACGTATGGTGTAAATAAACCTCTTGCTGAGGACATGGGTGAAGCTGCTAAACTTTATCCTGAAGAACTTGTCTTTGGTGCAATGAAATCTGGTTTCGTAGAAAAATGTTATGATGGCAAACCGTTTTTTTCGACAGAGCATAAAGTTGGTAAAAAGAAGGTTTCTAACATGGGAACTAAGAAACTGACTGCTGAGTCTTATGAAGCAGCAAGAGCAGACATGATGAGTAGAAAGGATGAGTATGATAAATCTTTCAATCTTAAACCAAATCTACTTGTTGTACCGCCAGCACTAGAAGGCGTGGGACGAAGAATCTTAAAAGCTTCTCAAATTGAAGGGTCTGACAATGTATTTAAAGATACAGCTGAGCTTTTAGTTGTTCCTGAGTTAGCGGGTGCAGATGATGCATGGTACTTATTAGACACAACCCGCCCACTTAAACCACTTATCTTCCAAAACAGAAAGAAACCACAATTCACTGAAAGGACAGCTCTTACAGATGAGAATGTTTTCATGAGTAACAAGTTCTTATTCGGTGTAGATGCCCGTGGTAACTCAGGCTATGGCTTCTGGCAAATGGCTTACGGTTCTAATGGCACACAAGCGTAGGTGATTTATATGTACTGTACACCTGAAGATGTTATTGAGATGCTGATTCCTGATATTAGAAATCAGATCATTGGTGAAGGGTTCATCGAAGACCCTGAAGAGCAGCTTGCAAAACTTACCCCTCTCGTTGAGGAAAGTATTAGAAGCGCAGACGCTGAGATTAATGGCTATTTAGCCAAGCGTTACGAGCTACCACTTAGTAAAGTACCCGAAAACATTAGTAAGTACAGTAAGGACATTGCAGTCTTTAACCTGTTCTCTCGTATCGGTATAGATCAAGGCGAACGTGAGTCTGTTTATATGACCCGTTACAAGAATGCTATACGTTACCTCGAAACTGTAGTCAAAGGTGTTGTTGATTTAGGTCTTAAGCCTGTTGGTCAAGTAGCAAGTACAGGTTTCCAAATGAGTTCAAGTCCTCGGCTCTTCAGTCGAAAAAGCATGAGAGGAATGTGATCCTATGTCAGGGATTCGATTAAGTGGCGACATCCATCGACTGACAAGGCAACTTAAAAAGTTAGAGAACTTCGACAAACGCAGTGTAAATGTTGTGATTGCTGAAGCATTAAAGACATCCACGGTGCAGCGGTTTGATGATCAAGAAGATCCCGAGGGCAAGCCGTGGATTCCTTCTATCAGAGCGAGAGAAGAAAACGGTAAAACACTTGTTAAGTCGGGACTCTTTAAAAGAAGCATTAAGTCTTATGCTGATTCTAGTGGTGCAGCTGTCGGTACTAACAAGAAACAAGGTCGTACCCTTCAGCTTGGTGACAAAGACCGTGTCATAAAGGCACGTACTTCAAGGGGTCTACGCTTCAATATCGGTGGTAGATGGTTCAACAAGAAGCAAGTGGTTGTGACCATAAAGGCGCGTCCTTATCTTGGTGTTAGTGATGAAGATATGAGAGAGATTGAGCATATACTTCAGCAAGCGGTAGGTGATGAATAGTGTTAAAAGAATGTATGGATTATCTTGAGACCCATCTTAAGAAGTCAGGCATCAAGTCCAAAGTATATAGAGTTCTGAAGCATCTTGAAAGTTCAAATGAGAGCCACGTTGGTGCAGTACTCTTTGAAAAGGAAGAGTGGAGCCGTGACAAACGCGTCACACCATTTGAAAAAGATGGTGTTCAAATGAAGCGTAAGAAAATTTGGAATAGGACAACCTACTTATCTGTGACCATCGGTGATTATACGATGGAAAAATGTGTCATGATTTTTGATGAGTTCATGAAAACACTTCCAAAGGGATTCCCACTAGATGATAACTGGGTAGGTTTCACAATCGAAGGTGTCGAATGGGCTGAAGATGATGACAACCGGTTAAAAAGTAAAGTCGCTGTACAAATGCTGATTAAGTGTGATGGCGGTATGTATGTCGATGAAGTGGTAACAAAGGTAAATGATATCCATATTAAGGAGGGATAGCATGGCAACAAAAGCAAAAGAGAACCTTAAGGAAACACCAAAAGCAGACCCAATGAAAACCATTGAAGCGATGGCTCAGAAGGCTGGTATTAATAAATCGGTACTTGCTGGCGTAAAAGTCAATGAAGGATGGACAGCTGGCAAAGAAGTAACAACAGAACAGTTTGACGCAGCGGTCAAAAGATTCTTAGACTCACCGCTGGATAGTAAGGGGGAAAAGTAGATGTATGGTGATGTAAATGCACAGATTCAAGATGGTGGTCTTGGTGCTGTAGGCAACACTGGTAGTGGCGCACATGTAAAAATCGGCGTCTCTCCTATCGAAAGTGCCAGTCCTATCGTCATTACAAGTTCAATGAACGCCAAGAAAATCAGAGCATTACTTGGTCACAGTCCTCTTGCTGATGCTTGTATGGATAGTGTGTCAGCAGGTGCAGGTCAAATGTACTGCATTCCTGTTAAAGCTTCGACAGACGGTACTATCGGAAGTGTAACCAAAGATGGTGAAGGTCTTGAAGATATGACTGTATCAGAAAAGCCTTACTCCAACTATTCAGTAGAAGTACTTATTGTAGTGAGCGGTGGATTCAATGAGGCAGCCTTCAAGTATTCTCTTGATGGTGGTTACTCCTATTCTGATGAAGTCACTATCCCAGTGGATGGAAACTATATTATCTCTGATACAGGCCTTAAGCTCAAGTTTACAGAGAATGCTACGAAAGCAGATTCTTATAAGGTTGGTGACAAGTTCACCTTTTCAACGACAGCACCACAGATGACCAATCAAGATGTGCTGACAGCTGTTGAAAAAATGAAAGGTATGACCCAAGAGTTTGAAGGTGTCCATATTGTTGGCCCATCTACTAAGGCTCTATGGGCAGCCATGGAAGTTGAGGCAAGTAAATTCGCCACCACTTATCAGATGCCTTTATGGTTCCTATTTGAGTTTAGGGACATTAACGATGGTGAAGCATTAGCTGATTATGCCACTGCTCTACTCGATGAGCGCAAGGGGTTAACATCCTTTTATATTCAAGTAGCAGCTGCAAGAGCACTTTTCACTAAGATGGATGGTAGAGCTACTAATGTTAATGGTGCTGCTATTGTTACAGGACTATACGCTAGGGCTTCAGTTCAGGAATCCATCGGTAAAGTAAGAGACTATCCTATCAGTGGCGTGCTGAAATTGCTTCCTGAAGGGATAGAAGATTACATCAAGGATTTAGATGCAGCTGGTTATATTACCTTTAGACAGTACCAAGGGATTGAGGGCTTCTATGTTACCAGCGCACGCACCATGGCCCCTGACACCAGCGACTACAAATATGCTGAACGTGTAAGAGTTGCTAATAAACTCATTAGAGTATGTCGCACAGAGGCACTTATGCTCTTACAAGAGGATATTGATATGAGTGATCCTGATGGTAGCTTCTTATCAATGGCAGCATTCATTCAGTCGCCAGCTGATCAGATGGTCAAGCAGAAAGAAATCTCTTCAGTAACCGTGACTGTTCCTGAAGGACAAGACGTACTGGCGACAGAACAACTTACCTTTGTAATTCGATTCGTACCAATCGGTCAAGCGAGAGCAATCACGTTAGATGTTGGTATGACCAACCCACTAGCCTAGGAGGTGTAACAAGTGATTAATGGAAAAAATTATGACTGGAATAGTATCACACCTAAAATACCAGGACTAACACTTCAAATCCAAGACATCAGTTATGGTGATGAAATGGAAAAAGAAGCAAGCTATGGCAAGGGTTCAATGCCAAGAGGCTATGGTACTGGTAACTATAAAGCCACAACCAAGATGTCCATGTTAAAGGATGATTTTGATGATCTCGTGGCTTACTGCAAGAAAAAAGGAATCCCAATTTACAAGTTGGAAATTCCCAAGATTACAGTGTCTTATGCCAATGATGGTGAAAGAACAAAGATGGATGTAATCGAGAATGTCGGTATTACTAAAATTGATGATAAAGCTGCTCAAGGTGACAAGAGCCTAAAGGTCGATATTGATTGTATCGTTTATGGCAAGATCATCCGTGACGGCTTAGAACCAGTGTAAGAAATACGCAAGATAAATGACAAATAACAAGGAGGTTTTCACAATGAGTGAAATCGTAAAAGATAATGAAGTGATTACAAAAGACAATGAGATTGGTCTAGTCCTACCTGATTCAGTTAAAAAACTAATGGCTGTAGACCCTGAAGAATTAAAGAAAGCATATAGTAAATTATATGTCGTTTCAAATGATATTACTTTAGAAGATGAAGACGAGGTTGTGACTTTAGACCTCTACTTTAAGAAGCCGAAGGTTGTTAGTTTCAATAGATACATTAAATCTATGTCAAGAGATTCATTAAATGCAACCAACGATTTTGTGTTAGATAACATTGTAAAAGAACAACACGCAGGATTTGTTGAAATGCTAGAGGAATACCCTGCTGCATCAATGCAAGTTGTTGAAAAATTACTGCGTATGTTAGGGTTTGCGAAATCAGCAAATTTCACAAAACTTTAGAGGATGGTTTAAGCGAGGCTTCAAGCATCTTAAACAAAAGTCCAATCGATGTTGGGATGCTTGAAATATATCGCTATCTTCCTCTAAAGTTACTCGGCAAAGATGTAGAAGAAATGGAAATGGAAGAGTTCTATGATGCATGGGCCAAGGCTCGACATATTCAAGAACTTGAAAAAACATTGTTTCAAAATGCAATAGTAGATGCAATATCAGGAGGTGAGAAACAGTGAGTTTAGAATCAGTCTTCAAGTTATCGGTAATCGTTAACATGATGGATAACTTATCAGGGCCTGCTGCCAAAGTGAACACTGGTCTTGATGAAACGGTTGACAAACTCAAAGAACTTGAACAAGGCTATGTCAATTTGGCCAAGACTGGTACAGGTACTATGCTCATTGGTAAGGAAATTGCTGAAGCTGCCGTTGCTCCTGTTGCTGCTACATTTGATACAAGGCGCGCCCTTGGTGAACTTTCTTCAGTAGGTATTGAGAACTTACAAGCTCTTGAAGATGCAGCTGTCCACTTCTCAAATGAGTGGTCAAGAACATCTAAGTCAGACTTTATCACCGCAGCTTATGACATTAAATCTGGTATATCAGGATTAAGCGATCATGCTGTTGGTGAGTTTACAGCCATGGCAGGTATAACCGCCAAAGGTACAAAGTCAACAACCGCTGAAATGACCAAGCTTTTTGCCATTGGCTATGGTATCTATAAGGACTATTACAATGATATGAGTGATGTGGACTTCGGTTCTATGTTCTCCGCTGCCATTGGTGATACCGTTCAAAGATACCTTAGTGATGGTACCAAAGTGAGTGCCTCTATTCAGACTTTAGGAAAAGCCGCCACCAACGCCAATGTCCCACTCGAAGAGCAAATGACCATCCTTGGTATGCTCGGTCAAAGTATGAGTGGTTCGGAGGCTGGTACGAAGTACAGGGCATTCCTGAAGAGTGCAGCAAAAGCAGGTGACAAGTTAGGACTTTCCTTTATCGATGCCAACAATCAACTGAGGTCGATGCCTGAAATTCTCATGGAACTTAGAGGAAAGTACGGCGAAACAATAGACGCAGTTGAAAAGATGGAAATGCAAAAGGCCTTTGGTACTGAAGAAGCTGTTGCTGCCATTGACTTATTATATGGTAAAACAGGCATGCTTCAGGACAACATCTTAAGTCTCTATGGTTCCATGGGGCAAGGAATTGAGATACCTACCACCATGGCCCAGCCTATCAATACAGCTGAAGGTGAACGATGGGAAACCATGAAACAGAAAATGCACAACGTAACAGAGCAGATTGGTAATGGATTACTACCAAGTTTCAATTCGTTACTTGATAAAGGTGGTCAGGTGACTGATACGCTAAGTATATGGATTGGTGATCATGAACGATTGGTGACAGGCATTATGTTATTGATTGCTGTCTTTGGTGGACTTATGATGACGCTCGGTGCTTTCCAACTGCTAGTTGGAACGTCAGGAGTAATTCTATTTAAAACCTTTGGAACTTTGAAAACATTTGGGATGATGGGTAAAGACGCCTTTGACACCGTCCGTATAGCCAGTATGTACGCTGGCGATGGGATTAAGTTCTTAGGGGGTAAACTTGTAGCTGGCGGTGGCATCTTAAAAGGCTATGCTATAAGTCTAGGTGGCTTGGCTAAACAGGCAGTTATAACAGGCGGTCAAATACTATCGTCTCTAGTAACATCCGTATGGTCATTTACCACGGCTCTCCTAGCCAACCCGATAACATGGTATGTGATAGGTGTCATGCTACTCATTGGTGCCTTATATCTCTTGTGGAAACACTGGGATACTGTTACGGCTTTTGTGTCAGGTGTTTTCAACTCAGCCATGAATGGTGCAGCAAGTGCCATGGTTTGGGTCAAAGAAAAGATTGACGCTATGCCTGAAGGTTTTATCAATCTCTTAGCAGTTATCTTCCCGTTCATTGGGATACCCCTTAAGATCATCAAGAACTGGGGATCGATTACCACTTTCTTTAAGGATATGTGGAATGGCGTTAAAACTGGTTACAACGACTTTACCAAGGAGTTCATACCAAACGTTCTGAAGTCAGGACAGAAGATTATGACCACCCTTGGTGAAGGAATTAAGCAGAAGCTATCAGTTCCAGTTGATGCAGTAAAAGGTGGACTTGCCAAGATTCGAAAGATGCTGCCGTTTTCAGATGCTAAGGAAGGCCCCCTCTCTACCCTCACCTTATCGGGGAAGAGGGTCTTTGAGACAATTACTACTGGTATGAATCTCACTAAGCACCTTCCAGCTCAGGTAACAGACGAAGCATTCTCTGCTATGGATACCGAAGCCAAAGAACATGGCTTCTCAGTTCCAGACAGAAAAGCCAAGTCGATTGCTATTAAGGAAATCTTCACAGATTCAAGTAAGGAAAAGACTGAAACAGTTTCAGATAATGCCCCTGTCGAAGAACACTATCACATTAAATTGGATGTTGATCTTAATGACATTGAGGAAATACCGAAACTGATCAGATTGGTTAAAGAAATCCAAGAGTACAATAATTCAAAACGTAAACCAAAAGAACCAAAGCCAATTTAGGGAGGGAATGAAATGCTAGTTATAGATGACAATTTAATGCAGCTCATGGGCGTAACCCTCCCCGGTCTTTTTAAGAACATCGAAGTAAAAGGCAGCGCCCAAGTGGATGAAGTAGATATCAAAGGCAAAGGTGCCAAGCCGAAGCAAGCCACTGGTTACCAAGACAGTAAGATTTATCTTCAGCTTAATCTTTTGCCTGATGATACACATAGCGTCTATGACAAACTGAAGGTCATTCAGGATATCTTCAGACGCACGAACCAAAACAAGCCCGATGTCTTACCTGTTGTGAATGAACATGTGAATGCACGTGGCATCACTAAGGTAATCTTCAAGGATTACACCACAACTGAAAACTCGGGCAAAGACATATTAACTGCAACCCTAGAGTTTTGGGAGCATGTTCCCATTAAGGTGACTGTTAAGAAGAAAAGCAGCACTAAACCGAAAGACACTAAAGTAGAGACAAGTCTTGATGATAAGTATAGGGCTTATCTCTCTTCTAGGGGTGCAGCACCCGTGGTTTATAAGACGAACAAGACACCTGCTGTCGATGATGCCAGCTATCTTGCTTATAGCCACAGACAAAGTGACGTACCATATTAGGGGGATTCTTATGGCAACTTTAGTATATCCTGAGATAGTCGCTAGTGTAGGCAACTATGAACTGACTCAGGGCTTTCATATAGAAATTGTATCGTCTCAAGACGCACCATATGATTATGGACAACTTAGGTTTCTTAAGGCTCTGCGTGATCAGTTAGTTATTCAGGAACAAGACAAAGTATATATTGAGGCTGGTTATGACGGTGAACTAGAAGATATCTTCAGTGGCAGTATAACCATTCCAGATCAGGAAGAAGTGATGTTTAAAGATGACATGATCCTACTTGATGACGTGACGATCACTGAGACTTTTCTCTCGGTGGTTCCCCAAGAAGTCATTGAGTATAGCTTGAAACAAGCTGGCATTGAAAAGTATCACTTGTCCTCAAAGGCATACCCTCAGAAAGAAGTGGTCGTCATTGCTGAAAGTCCGTTCCTTGATGTTGTAGGCATAGTCCATGAGCTATGGGGCATCAAGGAACCAGCTTTCTTCTATAAAGATACCTTCTACTGGGGAACCTATGAAGACGATAGCAAGAGCTATTATCAATTTGAATATGGAGATAACATCATCAACCTATACTATGACGATGGCCTATGGGAACTTGAAACGATCCTTATGCCAATTAGACACTCTCAGACCATAGCGGTAAAGCATCCTGATCTAGAGGGTGACTTCGAAGTCAAAAAGGTTGTAACGGTGATGAACGATAAAGGCGCAAGAACAAAACTGTATTTTAGGAGTGAGTGACATGATGGAAACAATGATTGAATCAAAAGTACCTGAGATACTTGAACGAGATTACCCTCACGTGAAATATCCTGCATCGATGCTGGCAAGAGTCGTGTATGCTGATGTTCCAAATAAGAAATACTCCATCAGGATATTGACACCAGGGCTAGAAATTGATGAGCGGTTTCCTGAAATACCTTCAGTAAAATCAGCTGATGATTACAGTGTTGGTGACATCATAGTGATCACACTGCTCTATGGTAAAACGAACATGATTCATATCATAGGAAAGGCGGCGTGACATGGACTTAAATAGTACCGATATTAAGCTCATTGGTGGCAACATTGAACCAGACGCTTCAGGGGATGCAGTAACAGTAAGCGGTGTCGAAGTCTTCTATCAGGATATTTGCTGTGAAGCGGTTACTCAAAAAGGTGACCTGTTCTATGATTTAGATTATGGATGGAACTTAGGTGAATACATCCATGTAGAGAATTCTGAAATGATTAGATTAGCAATCAAACAGCGTGTCATATCTGAGTTATCAGAGCGTGATAACATCATTAAAGACTCTATTCAGGTTACAGTGAAGTATTCTAAGGAACAGTTCAATTTAAGTGTTGAGTTTAAAATAGTGGATTTTGAGAGCGAAAGAATACTTCTTCAGCTTTCGTTAGACAGAGATAGTAACGAGGTGATTATCCTATGATGGATGAAAAACTCCTAGATCAGGTGATGCCGATTCCTGATAAGGACGAATTAAAAGACGAGATAATTCAAGACCTAGAAGATGAAGACTTCAAGATTACCAACTTTAAAAACGGCGGTGTGTTCTACACGATCCTGATGATTTGCATATGGTGTCACATTGAACTGATTAAGTTACTGAGGGGTGTGATATCGGGCCTATTTATCTTTAGTGCTGATGGTGTGTGGCTTAAGTTCAAAGGTACAGACTACTCCAAGAGACCTAAAGAGGCCACCAAGACACAGGGTGATGTGACCCTTAAGCGTTCATCCACTGGCTCGGCCTTTACGATACCAGAGGGACATATCTTTAAAACCAAGCTAGACGATGGTGGCAAAGAGTTTCGGTATTTCGTTCAAAAGACCACTATACTCACTGAGAGCATGACCAGCGTCAAGATACCTGTCATGGCAGAAAAAGCAGGTGCAGATTATAACCTACCAGAGGGAACTATCATCAAATCACTGACCCACATAGGCGGTGGTATTACAGTCACCAACGAATCTGATTGGATTACCCGCGAAGGTAGTAACGAGGAAGACCCCGAAAGTTTCCGTACAAGGTGTACAAACTCATGGGATGAACTGAGTGCCTTACCTATCCGTGACAAGTACAAGAATGTCGCCGAGGGTGTGGCTGGTGTTTTACTGGCAACTGTTGATGATCTACATCCAAGAGGCCAAGGCTCAGTTGATATTATAGTTACCTCTGTAGAAGGTGCAGCAACAGACGCATTAATGGCTGAGGTGTTAGAAGCTGTAACAGAAATCAAAGGCCCTTATGATAACCTACTGGTCAAGTCTGCTACAGTCAGCACGAAGAATATCGGGTGTACCCTTACTATTCCGAAGACCTTCGCCATGGAAGGTGGAGACGATGCACTTAAGGCCAAGGCTGAACAAGTCATCAGGGACACTCTAGTCCTTTCTCAAGACAGAAAGCTAAACGAGCTTATCTTATTTGATTTAGGCTACAACTTGAAAAAGGAAATCCCAGATATCAAAAAGGCTGAGTTCACAGAGCCGACAAGTGATGTTGTACTACCGATTGACCAAGTGGTGGTTATTGGTACAGTCACTATCACAGTAGTAAGAGAGACTTAACGTTAATAGTGTACTACAGATTGGCGAAACATCGATTCATAGTACACAACAATACAAGGTGGAATCATTATGGCAATGAAAAACTTCGGCGAATACATGTATTACCTACTGCATGCGCCACTTAAGAAAGTAAAAAAGAAAGATAACCAGTTCTATATCTTCTTTAAAGCAGTCGGTAAACTTTACGACAGGTCAAAGGACTGTATCTTCAAAGTCCGAGAAATGGGCAATGTCATAAGTGCTGAGGGTGTCGTACTCGATTGGCACGGTAAGGACAGGAAGATGCCACGGCTCGATGTCGAAGACGATGAGTATTATCGTAAAAGGCTCATGCTTAAGAAGGTTATAGCGGAGAAGGCTGGATCTAATGAGGGTATCAAATACGCCCTCAGTACCTTAGGTTATGAGAAATCTGAGGTTGTTCCCTTTCATGTCATCGATCCTGATAGATGGGCTGAATTTATTGTATTCTTAAACAATGATAAACCGAGTCTAATCAACGATATTGACGTAATCGACAACGAGGTCATGAATGTTAAACTAGCAAGCTCATTGCCGAATTACGGCGTAAAAACAGAGGCAGAAGTGACACTCAATCCAAGGGTCGATGTTATACAAGTAAACTATCCAGTGTGCGGTAAACTTATCTGTGGTACTTACCCACCTCGTAAAAGTTAGGGGGCTATTATGAATACAATACCAGAAGCAGGTATGAATGAAATTAGGGAAATGTTCGTTGACCTCATCAGCCATGGATCATACGAAAAAGATAGCGTTGCTCAAAATGCTGATATCTACAAAAGCACCGTTGAAGGTGAAAAGATAGCCTTTTATCTTTATATCCAAGGTGAGAACACTGGGCAATTCACTAACTTTAAACTCATATCAAAGAAAGGCAACCCACTAGCCTTGAAAGTGGACACAATAGAGAAACACAGTACCAAGGGTTTCCTTGTGAAATTCAGTTATAAGATTAGGGAGGAAAGCTGATGTCAGAGATACCAAAGTTTGATACAGAGTATATAATGCAGATTTGGAAAGATGAACTTGAAGACCCTGACGGTGGCATTATACAAGAAGGTACACCCTATAATGAATTAAGAATGATGTATATTGAAAAAGGTATACGTGATGCACATGCAGCAGTCGTGGCTTTGAGTTTGTGGCTGGCTGATAAGTATGCAGCTTTTGGTCATGGTCATGAGGGTGTGTATTCGCCTATTACGCATAACCACGATACAGCTTATGCAGCTAAAACACATGACCACGATGGTGTCTATGCTACAGCAAGCCATAATCATAGTGGTGTTTATGAACCTGTCATAACCAAGAAATCAGGCTTCAACCTTGATAAATCAGATGGTGTGACAAGTACTTCTTCTTCCGTTCTTGCTACTTCCAAAGCGGTTAAGGTTGCCTATGATAAAGGTGTTGAAGCGTTAAACGCTGCCAACACTGCACAATCAACGACGAATGGTAAAGAACCAGCATTCGCAAAGAACAGCGGTTTTAACCTTAGTAAGTCAGACAGTGTGTCCAGTTCGTCATCTTCTGTATTGGCTACTTCGGCGGCTGCAAGAACAGCTTACAATAAAGGTGTTGAGGCGTTGAATAAGGCGAATACAAAGACAAAAGTCACAGTCAGTACAACTGCACCAGCAGGAGCTGTTGACGGTGATCTTTGGATTAATCCGAATGCGTAGGTGATACAAATGTCAAAGATGTATCGAAAAAACGGCAGTGGCTGGGATGAAGTAAAGAAAGGCTTTAAAGTTAAGTATGGCAGTGGGTATATAGAACCGAAGCAGATTAACTATAGATATAATGGTGCTTGGCACGAACACGCTTTCGAAACAACTGTTGTATTTGAAGGGGGATATGGATATGATGCAAATGGTAGTCGGAAAGGTGCATATCGTGAGTTAGCTTATGACGGAATGACTGTAGTTAGGTCTGTTTTTCCATCGTCGCCAGTGCTTCCCTATGATGTTGGTGGGTTAAATAAAAATAAACTTTATGTTCTCAATAGATCAGTCTTCAAGGAAGCAGATAGACAGATTCAAGAATATAATCCTAGCACATTAACACTAATAAGAACTGTAAGTACTGGACTTAGTAGCAACTATTATGGTATTGCTGGTTCAGATGATAAATTGTGGTTATCTTATAATTTTCATGAGATTCATGAATATAACCCAAGTACAGGCGTTAAAATAGGCTCTGTAAGTAGAAGCTCTGAAACTATTGGTAGATTTGATGAAACTTTAGTGAGTTGGGGTTTAGATGGCTCGCTACGTCAAGGCCCAATTGATGACGCTTTCGCAACTACCTTAAGCATGAATTGGAATTATGGTAGAGTTCATGGTATATCGGGCATTGATGGGAGATTATTTATAATTTATTATGTACAGGGTTCCGACCAGTATATTCGTGCCGAAGTAAACACATCCACTATGACACCGATAAACTCTTATAATTATGTTAAAAAGTCTACGGATGTTCTTAATTCATTTGAGCCAGAAAGCGGGATGGTTCTTTTAAAAATATAA